TCTGGAGAGTTCTTGGAGATCGTTAAGAAGATGGTCTTCCAAGGTAAGCCTTGGAGTGACGCTAATAGAGAACATCTTCTTATTGAGTTGGGTGACGTTATGTGGTACGTAGCTAATGCTTGTATAGCATTAGACGTAGACTTTGATGAAGTCATCGAGATGAATGTAAAGAAATTAGAGAAGAGATATCCTGGTGGATCTTTTGACATTCATAAGTCAGAGAACCGTGCTGCCAATGACCTCTGATCTATATGACGATATGGGGAAACTCAATTCGTTGTACCAAGAATTAATGTGGGACAACGAAGACGAGTTAGAGTTTGTACCAGACTATAAGAACGACAGAATAATTATATACAACAAGTCTCGATCAGGAGACAACCCTTGGGTTCAAATACATGGAGACAATTAATTTATTCCCTACCACAGTAGGTAGATTTAATCTGTTAGACTATACTGATTGGGTTGCCAAGAGGTATGAACATCATATGTTCAATCAAGGTCTTACTGGTGAGTTAAATGGTAAGGTGTTAGTACATCTAGACCCACAACTCAATAGTTTTTTCTTGGAGATCAATGAATGTATAGATCAGTATCTAGAATCTTTAAACGTAGAATATAATATTCATTTCATGAAGACATGGTACGCAGTGAGTGGTGAGGACTGTTCAGTTCCTAATCATAACCATGACCCTGCTCACATATCATGGGTGTATTACTTGGACACACAAGACCCACTAACCTTTACAAAGGATAGTCAGAACGAGTGGTTCCCACATGCCTTTGCTGATGCAGAGAAGAATTTCTTTAACACCTCAGCATGGGAGGAGAACACAAAAGAAGGTGACCTACTAATATTCCCTAGCAATCTCAAGCACATGACACACAACACAGGACATCGTTGGAGTGTAGCAGGAGATGTATTACTTACAAATCTAGATCTAAATAAAGAAGGAGGACTCACACACCCTAGGTACTGGAAGCAATTCTGATGGCATACAACGTAATACCTGAGACAAAGAAAGAATTAAGATCATCACTATCAGATTTTAGTGATGAGGTATTGTCTGATGCCAATAGATTATTCTGTCATCTAGAGAAAAAATATTCTAAGATCAAAGCACCGTTAGCATTTGACCCTAAGAAAAAGAATGAGTGTAAGATAACCAGAGCATTACAGACTGAGTTTAAACTAGGTGATCTCAAGAAAGAACTAAAGTTATCTAAACTTAGAATAGATTTTGGTGATGGTAGTAGAGGTAACAGGGGACTAGGTAACCAAGGTACTTTATTTGAGATAGAGTTACAAGAAGGATTTGATAACTGGATAGAAGATAATAATACTAAGCACAAGTATAGTGTGTTTATTAAAGAGATGATTAAGCATTACAAACTAGAAGAGTGTAAGGCAGTCAAGTGTATAGCAGAAGGTGGAGAGAATAAGAAAAGACCTATCACATTAGAGGGTAACAAGTGGCAAGTAGGTGATGCGTCTGACGCACTAGGATATGACATAGGTGCTACAGTTACTGACCTTACATTAGAGGTTCTATGTGCTGACAATAAGTTGAGGAAGTATTACATCTCATGTAAGACCAGTGGCACAACAAACTTATCTAACCTTGGATTGAAAGGTAGTGTGTTTCCAGTACAACAAATCAAAGACTGTAAGATAGAAGAGACGAGTGGTAAAGCATTGATGGAAACATTTGGATTAGATGAACAGAAACTATGTGATACATTTAATAAGTTTGATGCGGGTGATAAAACATACAAAGAGTCAGAAACCTCTACAGGAAACAAAGCAAAGTTAGCACAGTTGATCAAAGGGTCATTAGGATATGGATATCATTACGTACATCTAGACAGAGGTAAGATCAAACACTTTGAGATTGATGAGAAGTTTTTAAACTCAGCATCAAAAGCATCATCAATAAGAATAGAGTATGGTGGTGAGACAGGTGGAGCAAAGAGAATCAACATGCATATAAAGACACCAAAGATGGACTTGATGTTCAACATCAGAAATACAACTACTAAAGGAACTAAAGATGATCCTAACAGAGTATATCCTGACAAGTTACAGTCAGCATATAAAATGACAGGTGAGTCACAATATACTGAGGTGCTTGATTAGTGGCAAACATTGTAAAACTAAAACACCTAGAGCATATAGAAGATGAGATGCTCAACTATGGTACAGAAGGTTGTGAAGCAGCAGTCCGTTTCATGCAGGAACTTACTAAGATGTTAGGTGGAGCTGCTAGCTCTGGTTCTATACAAACCAAGTGGGACGGTGCTCCCTCTGTTGTGTGTGGTACTGATCCCTCTAGTGGTAAGTTCTTTGTGGGTAACAAGTCAGTCTTTAATAAAGAAGAACCTAAGATATGTTTTACTGATTCGGATATAGAATTTTATTACTCAGACAAGCCAGGTCTTGCTGAGAAACTATACGCATCACTAAAATATTTCAAACCATTAGGTATTGATGGTGTCGTACAGGGTGACCTCATGTTTACTGAGGGTGATCCAAAAACTGAGACTGTTGATGGTGAGAGACTTATTACATTCAGAGCTAACACTATCACCTATGGCATCCCTGAAGACCATGAACTAGGTAAGGCAGTTTCTAAGGCTAAGATAGGAGTGGTATTTCACACTCACTACAATGGATCTGATCTAGAATCTATGTCAGCAAAGGCAGGAGCACATGTAGAGAGTACTAAAGACTGTGTTTGTATACAGAACGATACACCCATACAGGATGTAGGTATGCCAGCTACTGACTATAAAAAGTTTGAGGGTAATGTACAGATCATAGAACAGATGTGTAAGAAGTCAGGTGACTTCCTAGATGAACTGGTAGCAGGATCAGGTACTACAGGTGATAAGAAATTTTATGTAGGATCATTCGTAAAGACTTTCTTCAATGCGGAGATCAAAGCATCACGTACGATCAATGATCCAAAGTCAGCACTCAAATCATTAGGTAAGTTCTATCATGAGAAGATGAACAAGGAAGTATCTAAGATGAAGAGTGTACAGAAACAGGCAGAGAGGAGAAAGCAACTGTATGATGGTCTCACATATCTTGAGGATAATGAGCAGAGGTTCCATGCTATGTTCGCACTCTATAGAAAGATACAAGAGAGTAAACAGTTAGTCATTGATGCTCTTGATAAACTAGAAAAGTTCAAGACATATGTACAGACAGAGAATGGATATAGAGTAACAGCACCTGAAGGTTATGTACTACACCATGGTGGTGACATGATTAAACTTGTAAATAGAGTTGAGTTCTCATTCATTAACTTCACACTAGATAAGTCATGGAAATAATTGATTATAAATGTGTGTACTTTACTTTTGGTAGGTTCCAACCTCCAACCACAGGTCATGCAGAAAACTTTAAGGCAGTAGCATCTAAAGCAGGACGCTGTGACTACTACATTTACATGTCTCAGACAGTAGATAAGAAGGGATCTAATCCTCTCCCAGCCGATAGGAAGATGTACTATGCTAAGAAGATGTTTCCTAATCTCAAAGATAAAATTAGATCTGCTAAAGGACCCGTGGAAGTCTTGTCAGAACTACAATCACAGGGCTATGATGATGCTTACTTGGTGGTAGGTAGTGATCGTGTAGGTGCTATGCAGTGGGTCAAGAAGTATAATGGTAAGGACTATACCTTCAGAAAGATAGAAGTTATATCTAGTGGAGAACGTGATGCTGATGGTGATACCTTTGCTATATCTGGTACTAAAATGCGGAGAGCAGCTGCTTCAGGTGACTTCCAATCCTTCAAGGCAGGTATACCAAAGGGTCTAGGACCTAAGGAAACGCGGAATTTAATGGATGAAATAGCAGAACTGTTATAAATAAAACTGTACATAGATTAGAGTTTGATGAAATCATTCAGCGATTTCAAAACGATAAGAAAAGAGGTCAAGGATCAGAACGTCCGTGATCAATATTATCGTGAGGAAATTTATAAGGTAGGTGAGTGGGTACTCACTGAAAAGGATAACGTTGGTAAGATCATTAGAAGAGGTCCTAACTACGTCATCTGTCTTACAGCTGAAGATACAAAGTTCCGTACATGGGTCAAAGATATTAAGGAAGTCTTTGAAATTGGTACGGATGCCTATAGGCAATACGTTATGTCGTTGACACCTGGTCAGAAGGTTCAGAAACCTAAAGGCACAGAGAAAGTCAACCAAGTAATACCAACAGACCCCAAAAAAGATAAGATGGACAACCATGAATCCCTAGTTCAAGCCGCAGTTCAGGCATTGAACGAGTACTCACCAGTACCACCAAGAAAAAGAGACCCCGTAGGTAGTGAAGGAACTGCCAACAAGAATCCTAAAGGAACAGGAGGAGCAAAAGGTATAGGTGGCGGTGACGCACCTGGCATGAAGATGGCAGAACCAAAAGGTACAAAGGGTAAACCATCCATCAAGAAACCTAAGCATGCATGTGCTACTAAGGTTGAGCATCCAGAGTGGGGAGAAGGAAACTGTCTGAAGGAACAGCATACACTAGACGAAGACGGAACAGTAACACACTATGATGTTATGTTTAATCATGGTCTAGAGCAGAACGTATCAGTCAACGAACTCAACATCACACTGTCTGAGTATCACGAACACGCTATCAATGATGACAAGAACAAAGAAGTTCTTGACGAGGGTGGTCTTGATCCAGTCAACAAGAAGGCAGTGAAGAAAAAGTTTGCTAACCGCAAAGACAAAGATATTGATAACGATGGAGACGTAGACGGAAGTGACAAGTTCTTACATAAGAGACGTAAAGCGATCTCAAAGAAGATGGCTACTAAAGAGCATCATGAGAAGGACATTGATGGAAAAGTTATTCCACATGGTCAGACAGATGAGGATAAAGATAAGACTTTAGGTACAGGTTCAGGTGCTGATGGCACTCCTTCTTCCGTAGAAGAGGGTAAGAAGAAAGGACTCTGGGATAACATCCACGCTAAGAGAAAGAGAGGAGAACCTAAAGCAAAGAAAGGTGACAAGGACTATCCTAAGACACTCAATGTAGAGGGTAGCATGAAGCAAGCACGTAAGAACGTTGGTGCTAGTTCATGTTGGAAAGGATACAAGGCAAAAGGAACTAAGATGAAGGGCGGTAAGTCAGTACCAAACTGTGTCAAAGAGTTTGCTGAGTGGCGTAAAGAGGTAACTGAAAAAAAGCAGTAGGTCCCGTTGAGATAATGCCTGAGATCGACGATGCCGATGGGTCTCAACCGCACCTCAAAGGGGACAAGAAAATGCCCAAGGTACCTAAAGAGAAGGTAAAGGAGGCATGTAATCATACAGGCAAGGGTGATGAGTGTCCTGTACATGGCACTAAAGATTGTGCAACTGTGAAAGAGGGACAAGATGTGAAGCCAGGTTCAAAGAAGAACTGTGGTTGTGGTAAGGATCCCTGTATTACATACGGTAAACAGGTAAAAGAAGAGGCACCAAAAGGAAAAAAGTATGCTAGGATGGTCAAGCATATAAAGAAAAACTATCCTAAAGACAAAGAAGGTATCGCTTATGCTACTGCTTGGAAGCATAAGAACTCCATGAGCATGGAAGAAAAGTCATGTGGTAAAGGAGAATATTTCTGTCGTGACGAACAGAAGTGTAAACCTATACCCAAGGGTCATCATGTCATGAAGGATGGCACTCTTATGAAGGGTGAGACCCACAAGGAAGGTGCTGCTTGGACTAAGAAGTCTGGTAAGAACAAGGAGGGTGGACTGAACGAGAAGGGACGTAAGTCTTATGAACGTGACAATCCTGGCTCTGACTTGAAAGCACCATCAAAGAAGAAAGGAAACAAGCGAAGAGCAAGTTTCTGTGCTAGAATGAAAGGTATGAAGAAGAAGTTAACGTCTAAGAAGACTGCTAACGATCCTGATTCTAGAATCAATAAGTCCCTTAGAGCTTGGAACTGTTAATGACATACAAAGCATCAGACAAATACACACCATATGATTGGTGGTTTGATCAAGAAATACCTAGAGCAAACTATGGGAGTTTACAATGTTGGTTGTGGGATGAGAGTAAGCAAGACAAATATATAAATGCGTATGATATGCTGATAGGCAGTTGCCTTTACAATATACAATGGGGATGTGGCAGTGAGGAAAATTTGGTACGAGGACAGATTAGGAAACCTTAGTTCCTATCGTAACCTAAAGCAAAACTATAAGGAAATAATTCCAGAGATCCTAGCGTTCGTCAAGGAGAATGAATACTTGATGGATGAATGGATCATGGATAAGTGGGTAGATGATAGAAACTTAGGACGAGTACAACTATGGGATGGTGCATGGCGTGTCATCCCATTTCCTATCAATGCTGTAGGCTGTACAGCAGTAGATGGTGACTACCAACTCAGTGAGATGGTTTCGTTCACTAAGCTATTCAACACCACACTAGATGAGGTCAAGAGGTTAGGTCCTAAGATCTATGACAGTTTCATACGTTGTTGCCCCAAGACAGCAGAGTATCTAGAGGATGACATTATAAAGAAATTGTTAAAATCCGCAACAATAAGTCGTTTGTCACCTGGTACTAAGATAAATCCTCATAACGGAGACATTGATTCTATAAGGGTACACTTCCCTGTAGTTACAGATCCAGATGCTTGGTTATCCGTTAGAGGACGCAAACGTACTTGGGAGGTAGGAGATGTTTTCGGATTTCATGATAATGATAAGCATTGGGCTCAGCATAATGGCACTAGGGATCGTATCGTGGTCATATTTGATTATTCCATTGACCAGTTAGAAGAACTCACAGACTTCGTATTGGAAGACCCCTATATAGATTAGTAATTACTGTATTATTATGACTAAATTTTTACTACCTATTGCTATCAACATCATTGACAAGGCAGTAGACAAAATCCCTGAAGATCTAGAGGGTAAAATCAAGGAATTCGTGATCGGATTACTGAAGAAAGCAGCAGCTAAATCAGGTAATAAGGTGGACGATCAGCTAGTCGCAGCACTAGAGAAAGCACTTCTTGAATAAATAAAACATAGGTATTAAACAAACAAGGAGATAGTGTCTCATGTCACTTTATGGAAATGATGACAGCAATGCTAATAAAACCAAAGCTGGTATAGGTATTGGTGCCTCATCACAAGCAAAAACTGTTGTCTTTATTGACGATACAGAAGCACAACTCAAGTCCAATAAGGACAGAGGACTCAACGCACCTGGCTGGTGGTCGTATTTTACATACACTGACAGTCATGGTAAGACACGCCATAAGGCAGAGCAACTCGTTTACATTGCTAAACCAGAAGCTAACTCAGCTGAGACACAATCTGACGATACAATCGGAGCAGACGTACTAGAGACTATCACTCTAACAAGTGGTAACCAACCTGCAAACTCTACTTCATCAAGTGGAGCAGGAACATTTGCTGTTGTAGTATCTGTTGACCAGTCTGGTACTCCCGCATACGTGTGGCAGAGACAGAAGCCTGGTTCAACTAGATGGACTAACCTTGCTGCTAACACCGACACAGGAATCACATACGCTAACTTCACTACTGCCACACTTGGTTACAGTGGACTAGGTGATGATTCACTTGACGGTTACAAGTACAGAGTTAAGGTCACCACATCTAAGGGTGCTACAGAAGTTATCTCTAATGGAGCTGCTACATTAACATTCGGAAGTTAATGAATGAATTTTACTGAATTGACTGAGGACAACTACGTCCTTTTCGCTATTAAATATTATGATAACCCATCAGCGGTTACAAAAGAAGATTTTTTAGATGACCTGAGACGCTTCAAATATATCAAGCGTCTTATCAACAAGTATCTAAAGAATGGAGAGGTCAAGTTACACTTGCTTCTCAATCATATTATAATAGTATATAATGTGTTCAATGAGGCTGCTACTCCCCTCTTATTTTTTAAGATGGACAAGGAGTATTGGTCTATCATTAAATCTATAATGATATTTCTTGAACGCTATCCATCTGTTGAGACTGACACTCTCAAGAAAATACCTATTAACGAACAGATCATTAAGGAACTCAAATCATTATGAACCACGGAATCGCTGAGATGGGAACATTTGGTGGCAACGTGGGTCCTATTAACACCCCTGTCACTGGCATGGGTAAGATAGCAGGGTTTGATCCGATCATGAAGTTCTCCAAACGTGCCACTAAGAAACGTAAGAAGCAAGAGTCTGCGGGTAAACAGTGGGATCACAGGAGAAAAGACCCTACCTACATAGATGGTAGGAGCAAGCAAGCTCGTAAACTTATTAAACGATTAGCTAAACGCAAGAAGAAAATGAACGAAGAACAAATAGCAGAATCTGGAGCTGCTACTAAACAAGCATACAAGTTCCTTCAGCAGCGTCGTAAGGTGCAGAAGAAACAGGAACGTGATAAGAGAGCTGCTAACCGCAAGCAAGAGATCCAGACTATTGCTCGTGCTAAGTCATCTGACTATCAACGTAAGGCAAAGGACAGACAGAAGAAGATCGCACAAAATCTTAACAAGGATAAGAAAGAAGGAAGAGAAGTAGCATACGATGGTGCTAACATTCTTAACTTCATCCTAGAACAAGTAGAAGATACTAACACCAACCCTACTACATACTTCTTCCATGATGAGAGTGAACTAGAGATCACTATCAAGGAAGCTGCGTATGTTATTTGTAAATTTAATGAACTAAGTGATGACCACAAAGAAGCATGGATTGAGAACGTTGGTAAAACAAACTCATTCCTTTCAGATTTCATCGAACTGTAGGTTTGGTAGGATAGAGAGTGTTCTCACAAAAGATGAGAGACAGAGAGTAGTAGATAATTTAGACAGCGTAGATAAATGTTGGTTGAACAGAAGTATGTGCGACCCAAAGGTTCCTTTCTGGACGTTTGGTGCTGTCACATACCTAGAGGGGTGCGATAGTTTAATCAAGTACCACCAACACAAGGACGCAATCAATCCCATACTAAGGAAAAGATTCTCCTGGCTGTATGACATCTGTGAAATGAAGATGTCTAAAGAGCTAGGGGATCTTGTTGTATTTGATGACAACCTAGCGTTACCTGGTTTCCATATCTTCGGACCTAAGAAAGGTGTGGTGATGAGTGAACGTGAGTGCTTCTATCTACAGCAACCACTTGCTAGTATCCATACTGACATACAGTACAAGGAGCACAAGGCATACTGGGAGAAGTTCAGAGAGGTAGACCTAGAGAATACACTCTCGTTTACTATGTCTATTAAGCTACCTAAGCATGGTGGTGGACTATACATCTGGGACTGGGCAGACTTTGATCAGAAGATGATAGATACATTCAACTTCCAACACAACGATGAGAAGATAGATGTACTCAAGAACAAGTATCTTTGGGACAATGATAGTCTAAATGGTTACGATATGAAACAAGAACCATTGTATGAGGAGTATGTTGAAGGAAATATGATATACTTTATAGGTCATCTGGTACATCAGATAGCACCCGCTACTGTATGTGAACCAACTGATCGTAGAATCACACTACAAGGACATGGTATCATGTGTGATGGTGTATGGAGGTGTTACTTTTGAATATAGGTATTGTTGAGATCCTCAATGACACTGAGGTAAAGAAGGTTGAGCAGACTGTACATGACTGTAAGAATCTGTGGAAGAAAAGAGAGAACTGGCATCCAGTAAACGACATACCAAGACACAATGAGGATATAGAATCCTATATGCACTACAGCACACTAGGTGCTACCTTATACATGGACGCATCTGATAGAGGGTGGTCGTACTATGAGAAACACAAGTCAATTACTAACAAGGTTCTCTCCATGAAGTTTGACTGGGTGTATCACAAACTGATCGAGGCATTGACAGCAGAGATAGGTCAGTGTGCTTATGAACCTGACCTAGCGTTACCTGGCTTTCACATCTATCAATTTGATGAAGCACCTGATCCACGTAAGCATCATAGATGTCTACACATGGATGGTCAGTTCTTCTATGCTCTCAAGTTTCTCAAGGAAAAGTATGGTAAGGTTATAGATATAAAAAATCCATTAAGTTTTACATTTACTATCACTACACCTACCAAAGGGTCAGCGATAGGTTTTTGGGGTCTTCCAGAGGCACTCAGGCAGCGAGCAGAGGAGTTACAGAAGAAGTATCCACATCCTATAATAGATAGGTATCAGAACGTAGAGTATGTGAAAGAGATACAACAGCAACGTGCCATAGAAAGACCATGGAAGTATAATCTCTTCCTACCTAACTGTGGTGATCTAGAGCAGTATATACCACGCATCATACCTCATACACCTGGCAATTCATTCTTCTACAGTGGTATGATTATACACCAGATGATACTGGGTGATCAATTCAAGAAGGGTGACACACGCATTACACTACAAGGACATGGAGTCAAAGTCAATGGTAGATACAAGCTCTTTTGGTAAGGCATTCCATGATCCAAGACGAGTAGACATGAAGTTGCTAGCAATAGAGAAGCTAGCAGACATTATATTGGATGAGTTTGATCCAGAAGCACTAGAGTTCAAGGACTTCTCATCGTATCAGGACGTACATATCAAGAAGGATGGCAGAGGATACCCTGTACATGAGAAAGAGTATAGGAAAGCACCAGTAGGCAACAAAGGTTGGGCACTGGCACCACTATACTATGGAGACAAACCATTCCTACGCAACAGTAAAGTGATGCCTAAGACTACTAAACTGATCAAGTGGATAGGTCACACGAAGTACGCAGGGATTACCTCACTCAATCCTGGTTTTGGATTAGACTGGCATCATGATGATGACCCAAAACCCTTTGGTAGCCTAGATTATAAACCACAGATGAGATGCTTCTACACTCTACAGACAGATGGTAAGTCATACATTGAGGTACAGGAAGACGAGGAGCATGTGGACAGGAGATACTTTTTAAAGAAAGAGTTCGTTCTTTTTAGGACTCATAAGAAGCATAGAGTATGGAACGAGGGCACTGAACCACGTTACTCTCTAGTGATTGATGTCTGGTGACATAAATTAATAAATATATTTTATGGCAGAAAATATAAACACAGCTATAATAGAAAGACTAGAGAAGGTAGTCGAGTCCCTACAGGATAACTCTGTAAAGATGGGACAACTTCTTGCTGTGCATAATGAGAAGCTAGACAAGCAAGATCAGATTGATGGTGTATTGTTTGAGAAATTAGAGACTCTTAATAAGGATTTCAATAGAGAGACAATAGCAATAAAGAAAGGATGCGAGAGGGATATACGTAAGGTAGATGACAGACTGAGGATGATGGAGAAGAAGATGTGGAGTATCGCAGGGGGTCTCACCATCGTGTCATTTCTTGTAAGTCCAATAGGTCAGAGGTTTATCAGACCATTGACAGAACAAACAAACACTGCTAACATGGTACACAGTGTATCCTTAGTAGATGTCGATAGACAATCAGTTCGTATTTAATATATCTGGTTCGCTAGAGCAATTTAAAAAGAAAAATAAAGGGGTATATAACTTCCGTTGTCCTTACTGTGGTGACTCACAGAAGTATAAGAACAAAGCGAGAGGTTATTTTTTTACTGTCAAAAATGATCTAGTATATAAATGTCACAACTGTGGAGTTGGTAGGAGTTTTGGTGTCTTCTTGAAGGAGCAATTCCCTACTCAGTATGATCAGTATGTGATGGAGAAGTACAAGGCAGGGTTAACAGGTAAGCACAGAAGTGTGTCAAAACCAAAGTTTAATTTTGATAAACCAACATTCAAACGAACTGTAAATCTCCAACCACTTTCTTCTCTAAATAATTCGCATCTGGCATTAGCATACGTAATGGGAAGAGGACTTCCCCTTGACAAATTAGATCAGTTATATTATTGTCCAAACTTCAAGGTCTGGACTAACGGACTTAAACATACATTCAAATCTACTAAGCATGACGAGGAACGTATCATCATTCCATTGAATGACAAGAACGGAAACCTCATGGGATTTCAAGGTAGGGCATACCATAACCCTACACAGATGAGATACATCACTGTCATGTTGGAGAAGGATGCTCCTAAAATATACGGACTAGACAAAATCAATGACAAAGAACCTATCTTTATCGTCGAAGGACCTTTCGACTCGCTCTTCTTGGATAACGCGGTTGCGATGGCTGGGTCTGACCTTGATCCTAGGTCGTTTGGTTGGAGCGATTATATTTGGGTTTATGATAACGAACCTCGTAACAGAGAAATCATCAACCGAATCGAGTCCACCATCGACAGAGGTGACAAGGTAGTCATCTGGCCGTCAGGTATTGATGACAAAGATATCAATGACATGTTCAACAGTGGCATTGATCCCAAAAGTGTGATAGAATCAAACATCTATCAAGGATTACAAGCAAAGTTACAACTAAACAACTGGAAAAAAATATGAGCAACATAAACGTACTCAAGAGAGACGGAACCGTTGAGGATCTCAATCTTGAAAAGGTACATAAGATGGTAGAGTTCGCAGTAGAAGGACTCGCAGGAGTGTCAGCATCACAGGTAGAAATACAATCAGGACTACAGTTCTGTGATGGCATCAAGTCAGCAGACATCCAAGAGATCTTAATCAGATCCGCAAGTGACCTCATCAGTGAGGAGCATCCTAACTATCAATACGTTGCTGCTAGATTATTATTATTCGGACTTAGGAAAGCAGTACATGGACACCCAGAGATACTTCCCCCGCTTTTGAAGCACGTCAAGGGGTGTATTGACAAAGGAGTATACGACGGTACTATCGTGAACCGCTATAGTGAAGAGGAGTGGGACAGGATTGACAGTTTCGTTGATCATGAAAGAGATTACTTATTTACCTACGCAGGATTGCGACAGGTTGTTGATAAATATTTAGTCCAAGATAGATCAAGCGGTGAACACTACGAGTCACCACAGCAGATGTACATCATGATATCTGCTACACTCTTCGCAAATTATCCCAAAGAAACTAGGTTAGATTATGTCAGACGATACTACAACGCAATCAGCACACACAAAATCAACATCCCCACGCCCATTATGGGAGGTGTCAGGACACCCATTCGTCAATTTGCATCTTGTGTTCTGGTTGATATTGATGACACCCTCGATAGTATCTTTAGCAGTGATATGGCTATTGGCAAATACGTCGCACAGAGGGCTGGTATTGGCATTAACGCGGGCAGAATCCGTGGGATCAACAGTAAAATCAGGGGTGGAGAAGTACAACACACAGGTGTTATCCCCTTCCTTAAAAAGTTCGAGGCAACTGTTAGGTGCTGTACTCAAAACGGTATCAGGGGAGGATCAGCCACTGTCCACTTTCCAATCTGGCATCAAGAAATTCAAGACATCATTGTTCTCAAGAACAACAAAGGTACGCAAGACAACAGGGTCAGGAAGCTAGACTATAGTATACAACTGTCTTCTCTGTTCTACCAGAGATTCATTGAAGCAGGAGAGATCACACTGTTCTCACCTCATGAAGTACCAGGTTTATATGATGCCTTCGGTACAGAATACTTTGACGATCTCTATGTAAGATACGAGAACGATAAGAGTATACCTAGGCAAACTGTTGACGCACAGGAACTGATCCTTGACCTACTCAAGGAGAGGGGAGAGACAGGACGTATCTACCTCATGAACATAGACCATTGTAATAGTCACAGTTCATTCAAAGACAAGGTAAGTATGTCTAACCTATGTCAGGAGATCACTCTACCTACAGACCCTATTGATCACATAGATGACGCAGGAGGAGAGATAGCACTGTGTATACTGTCTGCTATCAATGTAGGTAAGATCACACAACTAGAACAGTTAGAAGAACTATGTGACCTGTCTGTACGTGGACTAGAGGAACTCATTGACTACCAACAGTACCCTGTAGCTGCTGCTAAACGTAGCACAATGGCACGTAGGTCACTAGGTGTAGGTTACATAGGTCTAGCACATTACATTGCTAAGAACAAGGTCAAGTATCAAGACCCAGAAGCATGGAAATTGGTACATGATTTAACAGAAGCGTTCCAATATTACCTACTCAAAACATCTAATAAGATAGCACAAGAGAAAGGGGCATGTGAATATTTCGATCATACTAAATATTCAGACGGGCTACTACCGATTGACACATACAAATCGGACGTAGACGACATCGTACCTAACGTATTAAACTATGATTGGGATTCTCTACGGGATGACATCAAGACCCACGGTCTTAGACACAGCACACTGTCAGCACAGATGCCATCGGAGAGCAGTTCCATTGTGTCTAACGCTACCAACGGAGTCGAACCCCCAAGAGATTATGTGTCCATTAAGAAGTCAAAGAAAGGACCTCTTAAGCAAGTGGTACCAGGTTTTCCATATTTAAAAAGTAACTACACATTGTTGTGGGATATGCCAAGTAATGAAGGGTACATCAAAGTTATTGCTGTCATGCAAAAGTTCTTTGACCAAGGTATATCAGGCAACTGGAGTTATAATCCTGAGAACTATCCAGACAATGAAGTGCCGACCTCTGTCATGGCACAAGATTGGTTGACCACCTACAAGTATGGGTGGAAGACATCATACTATCAGAATACGTATGATGCTAAGAAAGATACAGAGGAACCTATTGCGGAGGTAGCACACACCGATCTCAATAGTCTATTAACCGATATCATGGAGTCGAATGAAGAAGAGTGCGAATCCTGTTCAATCTAATAACGAAATGCCTATCCCCGATGGAATGACTGTCTTCAATACTGAAGACGTTGATACCAATAAACAATACATGTTCTTTGGTAAACCATTAGGAGTACAAAGATACGACAAGTACAAGTACCCTGTATTTGATAAACTAACTCAACAGATGTTAGGATATTTCTGGAGACCAGAGGAGGTCTCACTACAGAAAGACAGATCAGATTTTCAAACACTAACTGATCAGCAAAAGCATATATTTACTAGCAATCTGAAGTATCAGATACTACTAGACTCAGTACAAGGTAGAGGACCTGGTATGGCATTCATTCCATACTGTGCCTTGCCAGAACTAGAGTCTGCCATGTTAGCATGGGAGTTCATGGAGATGATACATAGTCGTTCTTATACATACATTATAAAGAACGTCTACTCACAACCATCAGATGTATTTGACAAAATACTAGATGATGATAAGATAATAGCACGTGCCGAGTCAGTAACTAAAGCATATAATAATCTGATCAACGCTGCTCAGAACTGGGGTACCAGTAACCTATACAAAGATGGTCACAAAGAAACCTACAACTCATCCTATGAACTCAAAGAACTCAAAAGATTACTCTACCGTGCCATCGTCAACGTTAACATTCTTGAGGGCATTAGGTTCTATGTATCCTTCGCTTGCTCGTTTGCGTTTGGTGAACTCAAACTTATGGAAGGATCAGCTAAAATTATCTCTCTCATCTCCAGAGATGAAAGCCAGCATCTTGTACTTACTCAACAGATCATCAAAAAGTGGCAAGAAGGAGATGACCCCGCAATGGTTGATATCGCAAATGAGGAAAGGGAAAATGTCATAGACATGTTCCGCAACTGTGTCGATGAAGAGAAGGATTGGGCAGACTATCTGTTCTCCAATGGTAGTATGATAGGACTCAATGCTAAACTATTACACAGATACGTAGAGTTCATTGCTAACAGGAGACTGAGAGCACTAGGATTTGATCCATTGTATGATGTACCATTGAGAAACAATCCACTACCATGGACAGAGCACTGGTTAAACAGTAAGGGACAACAGAATGCTCCACAAGAGACAGAGATAGAATCATATGTCGTAGGTGGTATCAAGCAAGACGTTAAGAAGAATACGTTCGCAGGATTTAAACTGTAATGCCTAAGATCAAGTTTGAGAAGACACTGCTAATCGGATCAGGCAAGATCACATGGTACATGAAAGCACAGAGGTGGGCTAAGAAACAAAAGTTTCCCATCTCTTTTTTATTGCTCGGTGCTATCGAGTGGTTGAAAAATTTCTGGATTGATGTTAAAATATATAATAATATGCGTGACGTAGACCGTCAGGCAGAGGCACTCAAGAAACATTGGGAAGAACATGACGAACCAACAACCCCACACGTTGTGGAGACAGGAGTATTTGGAGATGAAGGCTGGTCTATCGAAATTTCAAATCC